GGACAATCTGTTTGAGGAGGCCGGGTATCAGAATTTTGAAGATTATGTCCGTGGAAAGTATAACAAGGATAAAGGCTGGGCCTCTAAATGCATTAAGGTTAATCAGCAGCTTTCTGAGGGAGGTGATTCCCCCATTCTCAGCAAACAGTATCTTGAATATAGCACTTATCAGCTGGTGGAGCTGGCCTACATGTCAGAGGAACAACGGGAGGCAGTTGCTCCGGACATGACGGTCAATCAGCTGAAGCAGATCCGGAAGCCGGAGGAGGCTGTGGAGCCAGAGAAAAGTTGTGATGTTACAACTTCTGAACCAAAGGAAAAAGAGCAGGATCCGGAGGATGCTCAAGAATCTGGAGTATATCATTTTTTGGACAAACAAGAGTCTATAGATGATGCTTATGGATGGATTTGGTCAGAGATGGTGAAGGAGTACCTTAAAAATGGTTTTAAAAGCCCGGATATAGAGTACGAGGCCGTGGTTTTCGGGAATGCACACAAAGTCCTAAAAAGGGAAAACGTTACAGTATTTCACGACATTTCCGGAGCTGCATTGTTTGATATTGAAAATGCGAGATTGGAACAGGAGTATAAGTTTTATGTGAAGGATCAAGAACCAGATCAAGGGCAGGGAGAAGATACGGAAATCATTCATTTGGAAGAATCTGAAAGCAAGGAGCCCCAAAATGCTATTGAAGAACTGGAAAACATACCTGAACAGCCCGAAACCGTATCTGATCACCATGAAACTGTAATTGATGGGGAATACGAGGAAATTCCGCCAGAGCCGGAGCCTGTGAAGCCAGTCCAGCCGGAGCTTCCCATCTGAAAAACAATGACCAGCGCAAGGAGTTTATCGATGCCTATGAAACGTGGCCGATCTGGATTGATCAGAAAGAAACAGGGGAGCGATATTACCGGTATGATCTCTCTGACAAGGTTGCCATGGTTGTCAAGGTGAGCTGGAAGCACTCCTGGAAAAGTTACAAGGAGTCTAAGGATTACGAATATGGCGCTGAACAGTATTATCTTCTGGGTGTTAAATCTGAATGGAGTACCACCAGGAGCGTTTACGTGGAAGATGATACTAGGACGTTTTACGAATGTAGCACAAACATGACGGCGCTGGTGGAATATTTGAAAGAGTTTCAGAAAAAGAAATAGTCCCCTAAAAAAGGGAGGGAACGGCAAGATCGGGGGAATCCTGCCGGCTGTATGAAAAAAGGTTTTATTTAAAAGGTTATTGGCCTCTTTACAGTTATTAATATACAGGGAAATTGTGACGGGAGTTTGATGGATCTGTGAAGAGTATGTGAAAGAAAGATTGTACATTGAGAACTTAATATTGATAGTTGGATTTTCTTGGTTTATAATTATTAAATGTGAAAAGGAAAAAACAAAGGGGCTCAAATATTATGCAAAATATTGATAAAGTCATTCCAATTATAGCTACGCTTTCAGGTATTATAATACAGGCATTAATTAATCACATAAATAATAAGAGATTGTATAAGCAACAGTTAATTGCCCAAATATACGAAAAAAGGATAACAGCATATCAGACTTTACATAAAAAAACAGTAGAGTATAAAAGCTATTTTGTTAAGTTCATACACACAGGTAACGAATATGTAGAAGTAAAAGATTCGTCAGAATTTGGGCCAATGACCATAACAAATGAAATTATTCAAGTTTTTTATGATAATGAAATATACTTTAGCAAGGATATTATAAAAGAATTTTGGGATATGACTAACAATATCTTTTCGCTAAATAGTTTGGCAATAATGAACTGTTTGGATGGAAGTTTTGAAGTAAAAAAGATGGTGAGTGACGAAAGTGCAAATGCGGTTAAGTTAATTGAAAAATTTCAAGACGAATTAAAAAAATCATTAGGACTAAGTGAATTAGAAAAAATAATAAAGCTATAAAGACTACCAACTATCAGTATTAAGCTGGTAGTTTTTTATTGCCAGAAAGAGAGGAGAAAGCGAATGAAATCATTATTACATTATCCTGGAGGCAAGAAACGGATCGCTTCATGGATAATTGGTAATATGCCAGAACACCACAGCTACCTGGATCCCTACTTCGGAGGAGGGGCTGTCCTGTTTGAAAAGCCCCCTTCCAGGATCGAGACGGTAAATGATCTTGACGGTGATGTGGTGAATTTCTTCCGGGTGATCCAGAATCCGGAAAGTTGTCAGGAGTTGCAGCACTGGCTTACATATACGCCGTATTCCAGACAGGTTTATGAGGAAACCTTCCAGGAAGAGCCTCAGTCCCCAGTGGAGCGGGCCGGATACTTTGCAGTAAGATCCATGCAGAGTCACGGATTTAGATTAAATGGGGATTGCGGTTGGAAGAAAGATGTACAGGGAAGGGAAGCCGCCAATGCAGTACGGTACTGGAATCAGCTGCCGGAATCATTGGGAGAAATGGCAACCAGGCTGAAAGGTGTTCAAATTGAAAACAGACCGGCATTGGAGCTGATCAGAGCCTTTGATCATGAGAATGTCCTGATCTACCTGGATCCGCCTTATGTATTATCCACACGGGGCCGGAAGCAGTACCGGTATGAAATGTCTGATCAGGATCATGAGCAGTTGCTGGAGACGGTGATTTGCAGCCGGGCCAAGGTAATGCTTTCTGGATATGATTGTGAGCTGTATGAGCGGTATCTGAAGGACTGGCATAAATTGCAGATGCCGGCCAGGGCGCAGAATAATCTTAGACGAGTGGAAACGTTGTGGCTGAACTTTGAACCGGCGGTGCAGATGAAGTTGGAGTCAGAGGCAGGCCGGGAAGCGAGTGTACCGGTGCTGATGTCTGCTACGTAAAACCCGTATTTAACGAAATTCTCTTCCGCAATTTGGGCAGCGGCGCGAATTCCGGGCACCTAAATATTTGTGGCAATAAGGACACCGATCTAAAATAACTGAGGCTATAAGCGTAACGCCATAAACAATTAAAATCATAACCTTACCTGGAAGTGGCACATCAAGAAGGAGTTCCAATAAAAAAGCAATCAATGTAGATATAACTAGTACTATATTGACAATTCGTTTTTGTTTTTTTACTTTTTTCCTCATATGGTGTCTCCTGTAGGGATTGAAAGATTCTTTATTGATTGTAACATATTGGCGGGAGAAATCAAAGTATTTATAAAACTATAAAATAAAACCAACCAAACTGAGATTTAAAAGAAACATTGTTCCTTGATAATTGAATATTGATAGTTGACGTTACAAATAACAGTGGAAAAGCTTGTGGAAATGTTGTATAATCTTTCATTGAATTAATTACTTTATGGGGGATAAAGATGAAGAAGAAAACTCTTAAATTACTTACTATCATTTCACCTACTATCATTTCACTTATTATCATTTCACTTGTATTTATTGCAATTCCTTTGCTTATGGATTATTTTTTGTTTGGAAATAATTTTAGTACTAATTTAAATAATTCAGAGTGGTCAGGATTTTTAGGTAGCTATATTGGGAGTCTGATAGGAGCAATCGCAACAATTGCGGGTGTATGGTATGGTTTTCATTTGGATAGTAAGAAACAAATAGATTCTGAAATACGAGAGAATAGCTTAATAGTTTATTATGATTTGGTGTTAGGGTTAACTGATTTAAAGAAACTCTATATAAATTTACAAAATGATTCGTTTACTAATATTCCAACAAAAATGTTTTTTAGTAGCGAATGGATAAAAAATGTGGCAAAAGTTTCAAATACTGAAAAAAACACTGGGGAAATTTATAAGTTGTATGGAGATTTAGAAAGTGTATGTAATCAGTTAAAAATTAAGAATGACATTATGGCAGTAGATCCTAAGATATATGACAATGAGAAATTAAATATTATAGTTTCTACTGTATCTGAACGAGTATTTAGTAACAAATTTCTTACCTCAATTAAGGAAGATTACTCAAATGAGAGTGACATCTCATTGAATGTCGATGATGATCTAAATGAAGATACCAAGCTCGTTATAAATGGATTAAAGAAACTTAAAGACAAGTAATACGGTTAAGAATGCCAACTATCAATATTCGGTAGTTGGTTTTTTTATTGCGAATAATGAGAAAGGAGAAACTATGACAGCGGCAGAAATGAAGATGGAACATGACCGTGAATATTTCAGTATGCGTGCTGCGGAAGCGGAACGGGCTGAGAACCAGATAAGCCAAATCAGGGCAGCGATAGCAATACATAAACAAAATCACAGTGATTCTATGGTAATGACACATGACCAGAAGAAAAAGGCGGAAGAACAGTGTGCATGGAAGGCCTTGGATAATATTGAAAAAAAGATTGAGGCTATTATAGGGCAGGAGGGATAAGAATGCCGAAAGGAAAAATTTATTCTGTATTCGATAAATGTGAATATATAGGCAGTTATACACCAGATGTTGCAGAAATGGTGATAGGGATACCCCAATATAGAGTACAAGCTTATGCGAAAGAAAATTTGCTGTACCACAATAGATATAGTTTTGAGCTGGAAGGCTCAGGCTCACTTACAGCAAATGAGAAGAATGAGAAACTAGAAAACGAACTAAGATTGACGGCGAGGTTCTTATTGCTGGCAAATGAAAGGGGGTGGACACGTGGTAATAGATAAAAATGAGATTATACCGCTACTGAATGACTACATAGATTCCAATGCATTGTATGAAGAAACTGTCAAGGAAATTGCGAGACTGGAAAGAAAGAAAAAAACGGTTGAGCAAGATTCTGTAAAGGGGTCTATGCCAACATGGCCTTATACAGCTAAGAATTTTCATATATCAGGAATTATGTATACGCCGGGTGACGCTTCCAGACTGGAAAGGGAAGAGGAAACATTAAAGGAACGGGCGAGGATAACCGGAGAAAATAAAATGAAGGTTGAAAAGTACATGAACCGGATTCCGGCGAGAATGCAGAGGATTATCAAATATAAACTATTCGAAGGGCTATCGTGGGAAGATACGGCTGCAAAAATCGGGAGAAATTCCACTGGCGAAGGCATTAGAAAAGAATTTCAGAGGTTCATGGAACAGGAATGACGTTATTTTATATAAAAATAAATCTTTGTCCGCTTTGTCCGTTTTTTCCGTTTCAACTATTATATAATGTAAACTGGAACCAGTGAAAACATACACTCCCCTTATGTTCGATTGGTATCATGCAGTCCGACTAGTCTTGACGGACTATAATATAAAAGGCGCACCTGGCAATGCGGTGCTAAAAGATTGCTAGTCTGATCCTACCTTACCAGACTATAAACAATAAGGCGTGCCGGTGAATCCGGCATAACGAAGCACATTTCGATGGCAGAGCATCAGCGATATTCACGCAGATAGTTTTTCCGGTTCGAATCCGGGTGCTTCGATTGGTTTTTATTTATACTTATTCTCCTTTTTGAAAATACCTGTCGAAATTTGGCCGATGGGTATTTTCTTTTGGCAAATTTTGGTGTATGATGGAAGAAAATGGATTATAAGTAAGGGGATTTGTATGAGTGAAAAATGTTTAAAAGAATATGCTAATAATGAATGTTATTTATCTGAATTGAAATATGAAAAAGGTAAACTCCACATTAGATACTTATTGTCAATTGCAATAGGATTGATAATTTTATCTGTGCTAATTGCAACTAAAGGGGGAAATGAGTTTGCTAATCAACTTTCCATGGGTAGTACTATATCATCAATAATACTTTCGGCGATTGCAATATTCATGAGTATAGCTGGTGAAAATAAAATGAGCGGTATTCAAAGTCAATTAACTGAGACTGCAACTAATTTAAAAAATGTTACTCATAAAGTATCAACAGTAAATGCTGAAATGCAGGAACAACTAGAAGAAAAATTGATAAAACTGACAGAACTAAGCAACAGTCTCAATGATATGAGACAGGATGTATTTGATGTAAAAAATAAAATGGATACAACAGCAGAAGTGCTGAATAAGATATCGTTTGAAAATACAGATATTAAAACAAATAATTTTAATAAAAACCAGATAATTGATTTATATAATTACGTTTTAAAAAGGTATTCAGTAGGTAAAGAGCAAATAAATCAAATTATGGAATACATACTAACAATATCACTTCTATCAAGTGATACAATTGGGTATAAAGAAGTTTGGGAATACTTTGAAGAGCAAAACTATAAATTAGAAAACTTCTCTATACTCTGGGGTGTTGTTATGGTTTTTAATTCCATGGGAATTAGAAAAAGCAAAGATATTATGAACGAATTGCTTGAAATTGCTTCCGGTGGAGAAAAAACAAACGAAGTTGTTATTAAAAAAATTCACTCCCAGTATAGTAAATCAGAATAAATGTTATGAATTTAGTTGAGAGACGGTCGACCCCGTCTCTTTTTTGATACTAAAAACGACGAAAGGGGATTTGGTATGTTAAGAGAATTATGGGCCTGCATCAGAATAACATGGGTAGTAATTAGAGAATTGACTCTGGAAAACTAAGCTGATAAAACACCGAAGCAAGATGGTGGATACTTACATAAGTGTTAATAAGGAATTCACTAGAAGGCGGATTACAATTGATAATGTGCAGCACGAATTCGATCAGCTTAAATCAAGGATAATGAACCGGTTTAATTGATATAGCAAAAACAAACACAAGTGAGGTGGTGAGGCTTGGCAAGAGCACCAGATGAAAGAATAATACAGGCAAAGGCCATGTACCTGAAAGGCACGAAATTAGTTGAGATTGCAAGTCAACTAAATCTCCCGGAAGGAACGGTCCGCCGATGGAAGTCTACCCATAAATGGGATAACGAACGCTCGGATAAGAAAAGCGAACGTTCGCATAAGAAAGGGCCACCTGCAGGAAATAGAAATGCTGCTGGTAATAAAGGTGGTGCGGCCCCTGAAAACAATAAGAATGCGGTAAAGACAGGAGAGTTTGAGACTCTCTTTTTTGATGCTCTGGAAGAAGACGAGAAGCGGCTTATCGGCATGGTTCAACTGCATAAGGAGCAGCTTCTTCTACAAGAGATCCAGCTTCTTACGGTCAGGGAAAGACGAATGCTTAAACGGATTGAGGATATAAAGCGTGCTGCCGAAGAACAGGAAGATGAGCGTGCTGCAGGAATGACAGCCGTGAAATACAAAGATGGTTTGAAAGATGAATCAACTGAATACACTGGAGCCCTTGGACAGATACAGGCGGTGGAAGATGCACTTACCCGTGTTCAGGCCCGAAAGCAGAAAGCCGTTGATTCCCTGCACCGGTACGGCTTAGATGATACCCGCCTGGAGCTTGAAATGATGAAGCTTGAGCTGGAGATCATGAAACAGGATAATCCAGAGCAGGAGATAGAGGAAGATGGCTTTATGGCAGCCATGAATGGGATAGCTTCTGAAGTATGGGGTGATGAAGATGATTGATATAAAAGGCCGGCTTAAATCCTTAAAAGATATAATTAACAGAATGAAGCAGGGGAGAGGTATTGCATCAAAGCTTAAGATATTCGAATTCAAACCTTTCTCAGACAAACAGAAAAAGTTCTTACATGGTGGTGTGATACTTCTCCGGTAAAAGACAAAGATGGAATTATTGCAGACGGGGCTATCCGATCAGGCAAGACGGTTTCTATGTCTTTATCCTTTGTTATGTGGGCTATGTGCCGGTTCAAAGGTCAGAACTTTGGTATGTGTGGTAAGACGGTCGGGTCCTTCCGACGTAATGTTGTATTCTGGTTAAAGCTGATGCTCAAGAGCCGAGGATACAAGGTAAAAGATCGTAGGTCTGATAACCTGATTGAGATATCAAAGAACGGCGTTACCAACTATTTTTATATCTTTGGTGGTAAAAATGAGGGAAGTCAGGACTTAGTACAGGGAATCACATTAGCGGGTGTATTCTTTGACGAAGTGGCTCTCATGCCTGAAAGCTTCGTCAATCAGGCTACAGGCCGTTGTTCTGTTACTGGTTCTAAGTATTGGTTCAACTGTAACCCAGATGGTCCGTATCACTGGTTTAAAACAAACTGGATTGATAAAGCAACCGGATTCCTTGGAAAGCATAAAACAGAAGAGATCCGCAGGAAAGCAAAAGCTGAGAAGAAGCCAGACGGCCTGAAAGAACTGTTATATGTCCATTTCACGATGGACGATAACTTGAGCCTGTCCGAAGAGATTAAGGCCAGATATCGGAATAACTACAGCGGAGTATTCTACAAGCGATACATCTTAGGTCTATGGGCTATGGCCGAGGGAATCATTTATGACATGTTCGATGCGGACCGGCATGTAAAGAAGGTGCTGGATTTTGCTAGGCTCCTGATTGACGGTGGTCGATATGTGAGCATCGATTACGGTACACAGAATGCTATGGTATTCCTGCTCTGGAATAAAGGTATAGATAAAAAATGGTATTGTACCAGGGAGTATTATTACTCTGGCAGGGATAAGGGAAAGCAGTAAGCGGATTCCCAATATGCTGATGATCTGGAAAAATGGCTGGAAGGAACGCCAGTTAAAGCAATCATCGTGGACCCTTCGGCTGCTTCATTCATTACTGAGTTAAACAACCGTGGATATAAAACCATGAAAGCGGACAACGATGTGGAAGATGGGATTCGGTTGGTTTCCACGCTCCTAAATACTGAGAAGATAGCATTCAGTCAATCCTGCATCAACACGATTAAAGAATTTGCTTCTTATATCTGGGATCCAAAGGCGGGGGATCGGGGAGAGGATAAGCCGATAAAGCAGCATGACCACGCTATGGACGCGGTAAGGTACTTCTGCTATACAGTACTTAATAACAAAACAATTAAAATTCGCAGTAAATCTGCTTACGGATTCCATTAGAAAGAAGGTGATAACCATGTACGTATACACAATTCCGCGAGAATCATGGGACGAACAGAATCCGGATAAACAAGCAATCCGAACACTTATCACGAAGCACCGAAAGGAATCTTCCAGGCTCCGAAAGCTCATGAAGTATTACGAAGGGCAGCATAAGATCCTGACAGAAAGCCGTAAAACAAAGCTGGTATGTAACCATGCGAAGGATATCGCAGATACAGCCAGTTCTTACTTTATAGGTAATTCAGTATCTTATAAAAGCAAAGAGGATATTACGGCCATAACTGACGCCTTTGAACAGGCCGGAGCCGATGAAGCAGATGGGGACAACGGGCTAGACTTATCCGTGTACGGCCGTACCTATGAATATATCTATCCGGAAGAGGGAGAAACGGACCTCACTATAAA